AGACGGAGGACATGCCTCCGAAGGCGCCGGCGAACGAATCTCGCATCACTCCGCTGGCCTCATGGATCTTCTTCTGCAGCTCGTTGATTTTGCCAAGTGCAAGCGCCATTTCCCTCCAGCCTTCATTTTCCATCTGTAGGCCTTGGCCATTTCCGTAATCCGTGTCTCCAATCGCTTTGCCCTGCAGCCGCTTCTCATTGGCCAGCGCGTATTCTTTCTGCCAAAATGCCAATTGCTCGCTGATGCCTTTATGGAGGACGAGCGACTCGTTCACCTTTTCGGCGTAACGCGTGTATTCTTCTGTGTTTTGTTTAAGCAGGTCATTCCAATCGCGGAGCATCGTCGCCTGCTTCTGAGTCGCCTCGAGTGTCAGATCTTGGGAGTCCTTCGTGGTCATGCCGCCCTGCAGGGCGAATTGATCCGTCTTCTGCTTGAGCATCGGATGCTCCGCGAGCTGCTGAGCGGTAAGGGTTCCGCCGGCGGCCAGCTGCTTCATCAGGGCGATTTCCTCGCGGAGCGCGTCGACTGTGGCTCCCTTGGTCGCCGCAATCCCGATCAGCTGCTCCTTCGCGGCCGCGAGCTTTTTGTCAAACTCGAGGTTACCGAACGCCTGAGCTTTGGCGTTCATGTCGTCGAACGCCGCTTGCGCTGCGTCGGCGCCATAGAGCGCCGATCCGAGCGAAAGACCGAGCGCTACACCGAAATTCGCGAACCCAGCCAGGCCTTCCGCGATGAACTGCTTCAGTGTCGTGCTCGCCTGCTCGAACGAGTACTTCATCCGGTTAACGCTCTCGATCGTCGAGCTCGGGACGCCAGGAATGTTGTCGATGTTCTGATAGACATCTCGAACCTCTTTCGCGACCGCGCGTGCGATCGTCGACGCTCCCATGAGGGCCGCGCCAATCCGGAGGCCACCCTTCTCGATCGCTGAAACCATCTGGTCGCCCGAGACGCTGACCTGACCAAACGTCGTCTGCATCTGCGCGGCGCCCTGGCGCAACGAATTCACGTTCGTCTGCACACCGGTTTGGAAACCGGCGGTGCGGGCGACGAAATCGACGAAGATTGATCCTATCGAACCAGCCATTTCAGGTGGCGGCCTTTTGCGCGGCCGCGAACGCTCCGAAGATCGCTACTTGTTCTTCCCAAGTTTGTTCACGGCGCTGGCTCTCACCGCGCTGCAGCATGAAGTCGTCGATCGTGAACGGTTCAGGTTTCTTTCCCGGATCTCGATTGCAGTTGGCGAGGACCATGCAAACGGTCGCAGCCCGACGATCTTCCGCCCGCTGATCGTCTGCCCAGCCTTCCGCGAGGATCTTGAATTCCCGCGGGGTGAGGCGCCAGAACTCCGCATCGGTGAGACGGAGCTTCTGGCGGGCAAACGACCAGCATTGCGTAACGTCATCATTCACGAAGAAACTTCAGGGAGCTTCTTGCTGGGCATTGCGGCCGACACCGCGGTCGCCAGGGCGTTGGCGATCTCGGCAAGGCGGGTCATGTCAATCACTGCTCCGACCTGCGCGACCGTGAGGGAAGGATCTTCGTGAATGAGGGCAGCCCACAGCGTAGCGCGCAGCTTCAGCACGTCGTCGAAGTCAGCCCAAAACTCGGGAGAGAGCGGATTCTGCCCCGTTTCCTTGCGGAGGGCACAGAGCGCGTTGAAGTCAAGACGGAGGGTCCGCGCACGATCCAACGTGAGCGGGACGCCTCCGCCGGGAAGCGGAGGTTGCGACATGGCGATCAGGTCACAACCGGCAGACCGGTGATCTGGAAGGAGGCCTTCCAGCCGATCTTCCCGTTGTAGGGATGGTCGACGACGATGCTCTTCACGAACGCCGAGAACGCGACCGTCTCCGTCGTGCCAGTCGGGCGCACGAGTTTGAAGTTGCGCTTCGTGCCGGCGATGAGATCGGCCAGGAGGCCAACCTGCTGGGGCGTGGCGCCGACAACGTAGTTTGCCTCCATTGTGATTTCGCCGGCGGTACGCTTGCCGGAGATCCATTCCTCGAAGAAGGAGGGGCTATCATGGTTCGTGGCCTCGATCGGCGTCTGCGCGTAGTTCGGCCCGACGATATTGATGCCCTCGCCGATGGCGGTGAAGACTTCGCTACCGGAGCCGTCGCCGACCTTCAGGACTGTTCCTTTGGCGGGTGATGCTAGTGTGCTCATGGTTGGATTTCTCTCTTGGGTTGCTGCTTACGTTTGATGCCAGAAATCAAAATCCACGCTCCCGCGATATAGTCGCGTCTCGGGCTCGTAGTTCTTGGAATCGTGGACGTGAAAAATCGCGCCGACCGGTGTTTCGCCCATCATCCCTTTGAATGGAATGAACAGCGCGCAGAGCGCATCGATCACCGGCTGAATCTCCTCGCGGACGGTCGAGTAGACATCGAATTGAACGGTCGCCTTGCGCAACCGACTGTCACCGTCGTTCGACTGCTCCTTCACAGCGGTGACTTCCTTGTAAACCAACGAGCAAGAGGCGAGGCCGTCAGCCTGAGGAAGAAGATCTGGAAACAGACGGTCGCCAATAAGGCCGGCGAGCGTAGCGTCACCCGTCACAGCCGAAAAAAGGTCGGAGGCAAAGCTCATGGCGTCGTCCCGCTCCCGCCGTAGGTCACTTTCAAGACAGCGGTATCGATCTCCCGGTTGATTTGAGTCTCGAAAATATCGACGGCGTTTACTGCCTCGGACGAAACAGCCGGGCGCAGGAATGGCGTAGCCTCGCGGGTCGAAGATCCTTTTTCGACCAGGTGGAGATACCGGCCAGGGCTAACCATCTCCATCTCCCCCTTGTTCGGTCCGCGCGTGATAACATCGACCGGAATGGCCGGTTGACCGCGCTGGACGCCGATCATACACACGAAGGTGAGGCCGTCTTTCAGCCGTTTCGCTCGGCTGACCAAAGCGTTTCGAAGGAATCCGTACCGAACTGGGACGTAGTCCTTTGCCGCTCTCAGAACGGGCTCGGCCGCGGCCTTGCAGGCGCGCACGAATGCGGTCTTCGCGAGCTCGATCGGAAGGGAAAGCATCGCCTTCGTCACGCCCTCGAGGCCGTTAATGTTAATGCTGAAGGTGGGTTCGCTCATTTCACGATCCCCCTCTCGGCGACAATAGCCAGGAACTCACGTCGTCCGACCTCTCGCGGCGATCCTCTGACGTTTCCTGCAACGCCAAGGTCGTCCACGATGCGTTCGCTGCCGTCGAGGCCTGATAGAAACCGAATCGTCCATTCGGTCAGCGCCGTGTCGCTATGCTGCGAGGATCCGAAGACCTCAGCGTTGCGTTGGGCCGGAAGCTCACGCTTGGCCGCCCACACCGTAGCGAAATCGCTCCATCCAGACGTGATCGAGCCATCAGCGCCGCGAGTGGTCTTGCGCTTCTGGATCGTAATCCTGCGATCGAGTCGTCCGGGATCCATGATCAGTAAAATTCAGGGATGCGGTATTGCCAAAGAAGCGCCTCGGCGGTCTCCGGCACTTGGGACATGATGCTGCCGACGTTTATCGGCGTCCGTGTGCTGTACCAGTGAGCCAGCATGAACTTGATGGCTACGCGGAGAGCCTGAGGAATCTCGCCGGGCGCATCACCGTAACCGGCCGTGTAAGCAATCACGACGGCGTTCGGACGGATGCTCACCTCAGGCCAATCGTAATTATCCGCCAAAACGATGCGGCCTGGCTTTGCCGCGGCGTCGACGTGATATGCCGCGGAATCGAGAGTCTGCAGCGTGCCGTCTTGGTCGTAGTACTTGAGCGACTGCACGGAGACCAAAGGCGGCTTCGGAAGCAGAATTTCCCGGCCGCAATCGAACCCACCGCGACTCTGGACGACCAAGCGGCTATTCGATTGGAAGGCTCCGCTGATTACGCGGCCGCCAGTCGGGAATTGATCGAGCGAAAACTCGAACTGCTGAGTGATCAGAGCCCGGCGCGTGATTTCTTCTACACGCTGCCGGGCCGCTTCGATCAGGGTCGTGATGAGACTGTCCTCGTCCGAGCTATCAACGCGCAGCCAGTCCTTCGCCTGCGCAAGCGTCACAGGCTCACCGGCTGGCTCCGCGGTCTGGACAAGTCCGCTCAAGAGGTGCGTGAACGGGTTGCCCGCGGACCGGTGCGACCCGCGGCATTTTCAGGAGCTTCGACATCGGCCGCTTCGGGTGCCGACGCCGGCACAGCAGTCTCGTCTTTGACCTCGATCCCGTAGCCGCCCTTAACGAGGGACTGGCCCTCTTCGTCGGAAACGTCGATCGTGCTGCCAGGCTGAGCCGTCACTTGGGGCGACGCGTAGATGGAATTCAGTTTAACCTGCATGGTTCTCCAGATTTGAGGGTGAGCGAAAACCCGGCGCCGGGAGGTATTCCGCGGCGCCGGGGTTACGGGTCGTTGAACGCTTAGCTCGTCGGCGCCTTGCGCGGCGCGAAGAGCAGGGCGATTGCGGACATCAGAGCCGCGGAGGCATTGCCCGTCGGCGTGATCGTCAGGCGGTAGTACCGCTTCGTGAGTTCCTTGATGCCGATTTTGCGGACGCCATCGTCCGAATCGAACTGGAACCCGGCCAAGGCGAGCGTGCCGTCGATGTTCGCAGTGGCCACCGAGGCAGCGTCGCTGAGGTTGGCAGCGTCGCCTTCATCGAGGGTCACGGCAAACGTCGCGTCCGCATCGGCAATCGAGCCGGTCGCGATCAGGAACTCCAGGCCGAAGAAGCCCATCGTATCGATGATCTGCGAAACCTGCGCGGTATTGTCGCCGACGGAAACAGGGCTGATCGCCCGCACCGGCTTAACGAGGTCGTTGAATGCTTTCATGTCGGATATTCTCCTTTTTCGTTAGTTGGTGCTGGTTCAGGTGTTCTTCAGACGAGCGAACGCCTCGGCCAGGACGGGCATGCCGTCGACTTCGGCGCGGCCGATGAAGCCGGTCTGGTTCGTCTCGGCATAGAGCTCGTTCAGCCGCTGCACCTGCATGCCGAGCACGTCGACGATGTGATAGAAGCTGAAGTCAGCGAACATGCCGATGTAGAGACCGGTCGTGTTGGTGTTCGGAGCGAACTCGGACATGTTGACCGGACGACCGAGCAGCACGTCGGGCTCGCCGGCGCGCAGGCTCTCGCGGAAGATGTACTGGCCGTTCGCGTCCTTGAGCTGCGCGACGATCTTGAGGATGTCGCGATGGAACAGCCACTCGGCGCGAGCCATGTACTGAGCCTTGAGCGAGAACTTCATCGCGATCAGCGCGTCGGCCGAGGCCTGGCTGCCGGCGCCGGCGGACGAAGTGAGCGCATTGTTCCCGGAGGAAACGTCGCGCGCGGTCGAAACGCCGTCGTTCGAAGCTGTGAACAGGCCGAGCGGCTTGCCGACACCGTTGCCGGTGAGGAAGGCCTTCTCTTCCGTCACGCCGAACTTGTATCCGAGCCGCTGCATGACCAGCGCCTCGATCGGCGTCGCGCTCCGCTGAAGGAGCTTGTTCGAGATCTTGATGCGCTTCGCCAGAGGCGAGGGCTTCAGCTCACGACGGCCGAACTTCATGGAGGAATCCGCGCTGCCGGTGGCGAGCTCGGAGGTCCAGTCGGAATCGGCGATGTCAGTATCGAGCGACGGCATGCCGAGCGATTCGGCCTGCACGAGCGTGTGCTTCGTCGCCTTGCCACGGATGAACACCGCGTCGTCGACGAACTTGATCAGGTCGTTGACCCACTGGGTCGGAGGGACCAGGAAGCCGCCGTCCGGGCCGGAGCCGACGGACAGATCGCGAAGTTCGGCTTGAGTGAGCGCGGTAACACCACCGCGGAGCGCCTTCGCAAAAGCTGCCATCGTGCGCTTGGCCTTCGCCTTGATGTCGCCTTCGGAGCCGCCCTCGGGTTCATTCGGGAGATCGCGCTGCTCGACCGAGGCCTCTTCGGCCGCGAGCTTGCGGATGTTCTCTTCGCGCTGGATCTGCCTGTCGAAGCCGTTGCGCTCGGCCATGAAGGCCTCGAACTGCTTCTCCTCTTCCGCGTTGAGGGCGCGGTTTTCCTTGGAAGCGCGATCGTGGATCGCGCGGGCATCAGCGAGCGCCTTGGCCCGCTTCTGTCGAAGTTCGTTGATTTCTTTGTCGGTCATCTGAATCGAGAGTTGAGGTGAGTGAGCCGCTTTCGCGGGCTGCATCTGCGACTCTCAACTCGCCGATTCGACGGAACCGGAACGATTCAAGATGATCGCCGCTTTTGCGTGCGGCATCACCGTCAGACTCACGCAAGTGGCGCGGCAATAAGCGCGGTACAACGAGCCGCTACTTGTTACAACGAGTCACGACGAGCCGCTACTTTTTCGGGTTTTTCCCGATAATGCGGCACAGGTCGCGTGTATCCCGCAGGCATTCTGATCCGAAAGCTTTTCACCTCGACGATGCCTGATGCGAGACCCTTGCGCAAAAGCTGCGCCGCCCACGCCTGCGAGCATTGCCACTCCTCCTGCAGCTGAATGCAGGTCTTCCATCCGTTCGGAACCTCATCAACCTGATCGATGCTACGCAGCTTTTCGAGAAGACTGATTGTTTTCATGGATGAGCGATGTGAAGAGGCTTTGGCCGTCGATGATCGGCACGTTGAGGTGAAGGAAATTTCCGGTCCGGCTGATAAATTCGACCGCATATCCGTGCGTCCAATCGGTCGGCCTTCCGTGCTGCCAAAGCGGCTGCGGGATGCATAGGCATCCAGGGTTCCAAGAGCCCACAACGCCGGCGCCCATCGGCTTTGAAATGTCAGATTGAGCCCGATGGGTGTGAGCAAACACGCAGTTGCCGGCGACTTTCGCCTGCGTCGCGGCTGCGGCGTTCTTTGCCGTGGAGAATCCGTGAAAGAAAAACACTTTTCCTCGCTTGATCACGCCTGGCACAGGCAGCCCGTCGTAGAACTCACTGAGCCGGTAGTAGCGGATCCCTCGAGCAGCGAGATCGAGAAGGTGCTCCGGAGTAAACGCGCGACGGAGCATCTCCGAATCCCGGCGATGCCGCAGGGTTTCGGTCACGCACCATGTTTCCACCCGTCTTTCGTGATTGCCCTCGAGGTATTCGATCACCGCATCCGGCGCAGCATCCTGCAGCGAGTCGAGAAAGGCATTCGCGTGCGCAATGTCTTCTTCGTAGGAGTAGTCCGATTCGGCAACGTAGCCCATCGTGTGGTGCTGAGCGAGAAACCCGCCGCAATCGACGTGATCACCAAGCAGGATCACTTCGTGCGGAGCGATCGCTTTCGCGTCAGCGAGGCACGACGAGATCGCTGCCGGGTCAGCCTTGGCTCCGTGTGTGTCGGGAATGATCAATCGGATCCGGTCTCCCTTGAGTCGAGGCCTCGGCTTCAGCTGCTTAACGCGGACTCGCTTTTGCTTTCGCGCGACATCAAGCGCCTCGACCGTCATTCGAAGCTGCGCCTCGAGCGCAGCGATCTTCCGTTTCGACTCGTCTTGATCCCGCTTCAGCAGGTGTGTTCGAAGATCCATTTTATCGACCGAGGATCGCGCGGATTAGCCCGCGGAGGTCCCAAAATAATGCCCTGACGTGGCGGTAAATTGCTTTGATGTGCTCCCGCTCAACACGCAGGTGCAGCACGATCTGATCACGCCTGCCGAACTCAGGCATCGAGCGATTATTTTTCCCGCTGATACCATTTGCGCGGCCGGTCGATGTAATACGGAGGCTCGCCATTTCGCTTCCAAGCCCGACGTTGGATTCGCATCGTGTACCAGCCTGCGATTGCTCCAAAGACGGCGGCGACCAAACCGAAGATCGCTCCGATGTCGCCGGCGTGATGCACAAACCAGCCGAATCCGGCCAGGATCTCGGCGACGATAGCTCCAAGCCATCCCAAGGCAGGGTTCGCCTGAATCTTGGCCTCGAAGACACGAAGGATCATTTGGCTGGGGCAGCTGCGGGCTGCGCGGAGTGCTGATGGTTCGAGTATGCGAGTGCGCCTGCCGCAACTGCGGCGACGCCCACAGTAATGAGAGCGCCAACGAAAAGCTGCGGATGCTGGTCAACAAAACGGTCGACAGACCGAATGATCAGCCCGAGCGCCAGGAGGATGCCGCCGGCAATGGCCGCGCAGCGCGTGATCATCGGCCCGAAGAACGGCACGGTCGCTGCGAGTTGCAGGGAGGCGACTGCGACGATGAAGCAGAGCGCGCAGCCGCCGAAGCAGCCGATCTGCAGCCAGAAGTTCAGTTTCGCGTCCGCCTCACGCCTAGCCTTGTCCTTTGCGGCCGCGATCTCAGCATCCTTGGCAGAAAGCTGTCGGGCGAGCTCCGCGGCCGCGTCAGTGCGCTCTTTCGTAACCTGCGCCTCGAGGTCGTGTACCCTGGCGGACAGCGAAGCGGCATCCCCGAGTGCTTTTGTCCAACCTGCCTGCGCCGTGACCAGGTCGCCGGATAGCGCGGCATTGAGCCGTGCCATCGCCTCGGCGGAGTCCTCGGCCTTGGGCTGCGGTAGGTTCGCGGCTGCGACTGACAGTTCGCCGGCGACGGCGGGCTGCGTGCGGGTATCGGTGCTCTTCTGATTCCCAGCGGCAGCAGCGTGGACCGCGGCAGCGGCTTTGCTCAGCTGCTCGGCGTTCGCGCTGCTCAACGCCGGCGCGCTGGGCACGTTAGCCGGGGGAGGCGTTGGCACGGTATGGCACCCGCGCGGCAGGATCGAAGCGACCGTCAGGATGATGATGCCGGCGCGCATGGCTCAAAAAATAACTGCGAGACAGGCCGCGCGTTCCTCCGGAGTGAGCTTCACCTCGGCGCCGGTCTGCGGTTCGATGAAGACCGGGCCGCGCTCGGTCAGTGCGACGACGAGCGCGTGACCGATGCCGGATTTCCGGACGTACCAGAATTGTCCAATGGCGAGGCTCTGCGCGGGCGTGCCGGAGCGCCACGCGGCGAGATAAAACTGCGTCTGGGCGAGAGCCACGTAGTAGGAAGCGAAGTGGTTGCAGTCGAAACGGTCGTCCCACTTGACGACGCCCTGCCGGAAGATCTCCGCACGGAAGGTCGGGTAAAAGTCCTTCAGCCAGGCGCTATTGACCTGGGAATAGATGACATCGGGCGTGAAGGCGCCGGAGATCGCTGAGCTGACGTCGTAGGACGTGAGGAGGACAGCGGTGGCGCTCGGCGCCGGCGGGCCGTTCTTCGCGCAGCCGCCGACGGCGAGGAGGAGCGCGGCGAGAACGAGCGTGAAAAGGCGGCTCACGACAGCTCGTCTCCTTTCTTCGGCGCCGGCAGATTGTCGTCGATGACCGGGGCGAGCGCTTCGAGGATGACGCCGGGCACCGGATTCGGCTTGTCCTCCTTGCCGAGCAGCGCGCTGAGCGAGATCTTGAGGAGGCCCTTCACGTCGATTTCCCTGGCGTCCAGGTCGAGCACCGCCTGCTGATGTTTCGCGAACTCCGCCGGGCTCTTCTCCGGGTTCAAAATGCCGACGCCTTTGGACAACGCCCGGAGCGAAGCGTCGGCGGCCGCGTCGCGGTCGTCCTTGATGCCTTTCAAAATGCGGAGGTTTTTCGCGAGATTCCACCGCACCTGGGAGGGGAAATCGAAGGCTTCGTTGACGGCGGTCTTCTCGCCGTTGGCGAGCTTGACGACGGTCGTGTAGCCGAGATCGAGGGCGGTGATGGCCTTGGCGATGCCGATGCAGGAGCTGACTTTGAGTTTCATGGTGTTTGCTGTTTGCTGGTTGGCGTGAGGAAAAATTGCGCTCAATCGGTGTCCCCGGCCGGCACGCTCGCGGTGAGCTTCGCGCGGAGGTCGGCGAGCTGCGCCTGGCGCGCGGCTTCGGTGGCGGCGGCCTCAGCGGCCGCGGTCTCATTCTCCTGGCGCCACTTCTCGGCGAGATCCGTGAGACTCCCGATCACGCTCGTGATTTCGTCCGTCACCTGATCGAGCGGCCGGTTGACGGTGAACTCGCCGAGCGAGGTCTCGGTCCCGTCGGGCAGCGCGAGCGTGCGGCGGTAGCGGACCGCCACGCCCGAGGAGCTGATGGTGATCGAGGTGATCTTTTCGTAGCGCTTGGCCGTGATGGCCTCGCTGTTGGTTTCACGGGAGAACAGGCTCATGGTTCAATTACCCCAGATCTGCAGCTCGACGTTGTAGTTGGTGAAGGTGCCGGGAAATCCGTTGACCCCGGTGTTGGAAAATAGCGTGAAATAGCCCGCGATGATCGCCGGCGTCGTCGTGTAAAATGCCGCGTAATTGGCGCCGTCAGAGGCCCCCGTCTGGCCGACCACGATGTGGTAGTTCGCCCCCGCTGAGAGGTTCGCCGGGGTCGAGAAGTTGAAATCGACCAGCGTGCTGTTCCACGCGTTGTTGCCCGCCACGAGATCGGAGGCGCCGATCAGCGCCCCGAGATCATTGGCGGCGTCGGCGTGGATCTTCACGAAGTAGCTCTTCGCGGAGATGTCGCCGGAGATCATCGACAGTTTTACCACGACCTTCGTGATCGAATGCGGGCTGCCGTCGGTGAAAAAGCTGTGTCCGCCATAGTACCAACCGTCGCTATTCGCGAACCCCCAGTTCGCCTCGCCCGTTGTGTTGATCGCATCAAACAGGAGAACCGGCGGGCCACCGCCCCCGCCGCCGCCCGACAGCACGAAGGGATTCAGGATGAACCCGCGGGGGCTGTGCGGGACCCGCTGCGGCCGCATGCGGCGCGGCAGGATCAATCCACGTTCTGGGAGGAGGAGGTTCATCGCTTGCCGATCAGCCAAATCTTGAGTCCGGCCGCGCCGGAGGTGCCGATCTGGTCGATGTCCACGGTGATCTCGGCGTCGTCGGCGAGGGAGGCGTCGGAGATCACCGCAGCGGTCGCGGCCGTGGTGCTCGTCTTCTCGCCGTTGTCGATGGTGAGCTTCGTCGAGAGGATCGAGGTGCCGCTCTCGTTGACGTCGATGGTGAGGATCGAGCCGCTGCCCTGCGCGGTCGTGAGTGTCGCCCGGATGCCGGTAAGGGTCATCGCGTAGGGCATGCGGAACGTGAGTTTGCCGGTGCCCGTGGTGAGCGCCGTGGTCTCGTCGCTCGCGGCGATGCCGATCTCGCAGAGGACGTCGCCCCAGCTCGGCGTCGCGCCGCCCTTGAGCACTTGGGCGGACGTGCCGGCCGCCAGCCGCGTGCCGGTGCCGGATGCGCCGCCGTAGATGAGATCGCCGGCCGTCGTCATCGGCGACAGGGCGTCGAAGGCTGCGGCCTTGGTGGTCGCACCGGTGCCGCCTTGGGCGATCGCCACGGTGTTCAGCGCCGCGGAAAGGATCTTGCCGGCGGCATCGGTGAGCGTCGTCACGCCCGAACCGGCCTTGATGACGCCGCCGACCGTCGCGCTCTGGTCCTGGCCGAGCGTGAGGGCGATGGCGGGCACGATGGTGCCGTTCGGTGTGGTCTTGAAGGTCTGCTGCGTACCCTGCGCCGTATCCGTCCAGTTCTGTGTCGCCTCGATATTGAGCGATCCGCGATTGCTGGCGGAATAGCCGGTCGCGCCATAGCCAAAGGCGACTATCGAGAAAAGCGTGTCGGCGGTTTGGAGCGCCGAAGGACTGGCGCACGTCCCCCGCGCGCGGGTGCCGGAGATCACGGCCTGCCCCGTTGCGGTCGAACCAAAGGCATCCATCTGTAGCCGGCAGAAATTCTCGTCGGCTGCCGCCATGCGCAGGACTTGACCACTCAATCCCGCCGGCAGCGTGGCCGCATTGAGATTGACGATGAGGTTTTTAACCACTGTCAGGTCGGTGCTCGAAACGGTGGCAACAGTAACCTCCCCGCCCGATCCCGCCGTCGAGGTGTTCGCCCTGAACTGCACCTTCCCGTTCGCGGCGCGGTTGCCAAGGACGACCAGGTCCGAGCCGGGGAAGTTGAGCGCGATACGGCTGACGCCGCCGGAATCCCAAAAGTGAATGCCCTCGCCGCCGCCGCCCAGGGTGCCGCTCTTGAAATCAATCGCCTTCGCCGTGCCGCTAATCAGCAGCGAGTCGTCGAACCGGGAATTGCCCGCGTTCCACAGCGCCCACGGGTTGGTGATGGTCACGTTCGTGCCTGCGCCGACTTTCCCGGCGATGTAGAGCGTTGCGGCATCGGTGAACGTTGTCGCGCTGGTGGCAGCGAATACCGGCGTCAGGAAACTACTGCCGACCGCCGCCGCGACCGTTCCGCTCGACGAAGAATCGGTGATCGTGAAGCCGCCGCCGGCGTTGGTGCTGGCCGAGAAGATCGCGCCCCAGGTGCCCCACGCAGGGATGGTCTTTGCCCCCTGGGCCCCGACCGTGAAGCGCCCATAATCGTCGAGTTCGAGGCCATCGTAACCAGTCGTCGTGTTGCGCAGGAGAGTCGAAAACGTGAGCGCCGCACCGTTCGCAGTATCGGTCCAGTCCTGCTGGGCGCGGCCGCCCATCCCGAACCGCGCGGAGGAATAACCTGTCGTGCCGTAGCCGCCCACGGTGAACGAGCCCATCGACTCACCGTTGAGCATCCCCGAAGGCGAGGTCGGCGTGCCGTTCGCTCGCCGCATGTGAAAGCGGCTGTTGTTGCCGAATGTGTCGATCTGGTACGCCGAATGAACCCCCAGCTCCGGAATGAACTGAATACCCGGAAACGTTGGCGTTGGCGGGGTCGCGCCGCTGCGGTTGATGACGAAGTTCGCCGTCGTGTTGAGGGTGAAGTCCGTCGCAGCCGCAGCGGTGACGCTGACGAGCCCGGCCAGGGCGGTGGTGGCCGCGCCGAGCGCGATGGCGGTCGTGCCGACGGTGATCGACGAGTTCGCGAGCTGCCCGTTCGCGATGGCGGCCGTGGCCGAGAGCTGGCTTGTCGTGATGCCGGAAAGGCGAGCGAGCGGCACCGTGCCGGAGCCCAGGTCCGATGCCGAGCCGGTGGCGGCGATGGTCGCGAGCCCGAGGTTCACCCGCGCCGTGGCGGCATCGGCGAGGTCGGAGAGATTCGCGGACTTCGACGCCTTGCCCGCCAGAGCGTTTGTAACCGTCGTGGCGAAATCCGGGTCGCTGCCGAGGGCTGCGGCGAGTTCCGCCAGCGTATCGAGGGCGGACGGCGCGGCGTTGATGAGGTTCGCGATCGCAGCCGCGACAAAGGCCGTCGTGGCAAGCTGCGTGGTGGCGGTGCCCAAGGTGGCCGTCGGCGCCGTCGGCGTCCCTGTCAGGTTCGGCGAAGCGAGCGGCGCCTTGAGGTCGAGCAGGGCCGTGACCCCAAGGTTGAAGCGGGCAGTCGCGGCATCAGCCAGATCGGACAGGTTGTTCGCGATGAGCAGAGCGCCGCCACCGCCACCCTCGCCGAAACCGTCTGGGATCTGATCGGCGCTCAGCTTGCCATCCTCGTCCAGGGTGGCGACGCCGCCCGCTGCTCCGGGTTCTACCTGCAATGCATCAGGCTTGCCCGTAATTTGCGCCCACCCGTAACCGGCCTCTGGGTTGGTAGTCGATGTCGGAATTGAGAGCGTTGTTTCGTTAGTAACCGCTGCAGTCGGAATTAATAGGCCAGATGCAAGCGTGTAGACCGCGCCGGTCGCTGTGACCTGGGCTTGGAGGTCGTAAACGTAATTCTGGCCGTAATTGAGCTCAGACCAATCAGAGGGCACAAGGTCGACCGCGACGCTACCTGCCGCAGCATCCAAAATCGTGATGCCGCCCACTGTCGAAAGTTTCTGGACGAAAGCATCAGCGTCGGCGTCATCCACCGATCGCTTGACCGTGAAGAGCAGAACGCAGCCAGTCGGATCGAACACCGCTCCGGTATCCGGGTGTTTCGCCGAAAGGAGAATCCGGGCGTTGTCGCCAAGATAGCGCGTTTCCGTTCCCATTTTCAGCCCTCGGCGTTCGCCAATTTTAGTTCGCGTTCACGCCGCGCGGTAGCGGAGGCATTGATCTGCTCAGGTGTTGCCTTCGCCAACAGTCCGCCGGCGCGGGCTTCCTCGATCAGGCTGATCATGTCGCGCGCCTCGGAGGTCGCAGCAGGATAGGCCGGGTACGTGACCGGCGAAACATCGTAGAGGCGCGTGCAGCCACCCTTCTTGAGGTAGCGCGTGATGACATTCCCCTCCTCAACCCAACGCTGCCCGTCGCGGGTCACGCCAAACGCGAAAGACGACTGAGTGACATCCTTCCGCTTGAGCGAGATCAGCAGATCGCGTGTGTAGGACTGCTGATCATCGACATCGCACTCGTAGCCCAAGCCGGTCGAGTCCTGGCTGATCCGGAGCGTCTGTGAGGAGTTCCGACCGAGGATAAGGTTCGCGTCATGGTTGAAAAGACAGCGGCAGTCATCGCCGAGCACGTTGTCGAAGAAGCCAGGCTCGATCACCTCGTAGAATTCGGTGTCGCCCCATCCCATATTTTCGGAACGGACGCCGAATTTCGCTGCATAGCCGCCGACGCGCTGCGGTTTCCCGTCAGCGGCGGCACGGAGTTCGACCAAGCCGGGCGTGAACCGGCGTTCGACTGCAGGTAGGACAGGAGTTTTCATGCGGATTTTTCGATAATTTCAGCCGCAGTGGACGCGGCACGTGTGGTCTCCCAAGTGATCAGAAGGTTTTCGACCTTGGTCGGCTCGGCTTGCGCGGCCGCGAGATCCGAACGGGATGCCGATATCAGATGGTCGGCGATGATCTCCGGAGTCGGGAGGGGTGCTGAGAGTTGGCGCGCGACCTCCGAGATCGGTCCCATCACCTCGAGGACAAACCGACGGTGTTCGACGTAGAAGGCATCTATTTCCCGAACTGAATCCGGCTTCTTGGCAATCGCGCGGACCGCCTTTGCCTCTTTGCGGAGAATTCGGCCGAGGTTGTCGACCAGCTGCGGTGCCAGAAGACGGACGGCTTTGGATTGGGCATTTGGATCCATGCCGGTGAACAGTTTGTCACCGCCGGCGATGCTGTTCATGTCCTCCATCTGCCGAACCTCGTTAACCGTCAGCCAGCCCGGCGCTCCAGCCATACCGACACCGGTGCGGTGAGCATCGTAACGGGTCTTCAGGTCGCCACGGACAAGCGATGCGACGTTGAACTTGAAACTGAGCGTCTGCTGCTCCTTCTCCGTCAGCAGCGTGGTGTTCATCCGCTGCTCCCAGTTCTCGATGATCGGAAGCAGGCAGTACGCGATGAAGTTGAGCGATTGCTGTTCGATCGTGAAATTCGCCTTGTCGCCGCCGCCGATCATGTGGAGCGGCACGCGATACATGCTGGCAATTTTCTCCCGGGAGAAGCGGCGCGACTCGAGCAGCTGAGCATCGATATTCGACAGGCCGACCTCGTGAAACTTCATGCCCTCCTCGAGGATTGCGACCTTGCCGGCATTTTCAGCTCCTCCGTGGATCTTCTGCCAGGAGTCGCGCAGATTCTTTCGACCATCGTCGCCGAGCTTCGCAGGGTGCTCCAGTACACCGGCGGGCTTCGCGCCGTTGGAAAACAGTCGCGAAGAATGCTCATTTTCCGCCATCGCCAGCCCGAGCATTTCCGCCATGACCCTGACCGGGCTAACTCCGATCATTCCGTCGGTCGACATTCCGCGCAGATGCAGAATGTCGAACGCGCTGAGCTTCACCGTGCCGCCGAGGCCGACATTCGTCACCTCGTAGATCAGTGGCCGGATGCCGCTGGCGTCATAATTTTCCGAGCGCCGAACAGTAACGCGATCCGGGTGCAACGGAACAAGGCGGACAATATCGCCGCCCTTGTTGCGAACGATCTGAGCGTAGGCATTGCCGCGAAGGTCGACATGCGCGTTGAGCATGTTTCTCCACTCGAACGACGTGAGCTCCGGGTGCGGCTGAAGGAATGCGATCCGATAAAGCGGATGATCAACCGCCGGCGTCCTATTTCCCGCAGAATCTTGGCGGAAGAGCTTGAGCGGAAGGGAGGCGAGGGTCTCTGAGCGGACGCGCACGCAATCAAACACCAACTCCAAGGCTGTCACCGGATTCACCCGCTGCCCGGCTTTCGTCAGGCTTCCGCCGGCAAAATCGACCAGCCAGGGCTCTGGATTTGCGAGTCCGGAGCGCTGAAACGGGCGAAAGAGATCGATCATTGCGATTCCTTCCTGCGATCGGGCCACAGAATCGCCACGATCAGGATGGATCCGAGGACCACCCGAGCGGCAGCCGGCGACCAGGAGTAGACCCCCGAAAAGACCAACGCGCAGCCAGCGAAGAAAATCAGTGCGCGCGGGTTTGTTCGATAGCCCGCGAAGGCCGTGCGAAGTTTTTCGAGCAACGATTTGAGCCATGACCAAAGGCGCATGTGAGCGGCGGTGGAGACGGCGCGTTGCGCCGCGATGTCAGCCGATGCCGGGTGAGGCAATGGCAGCAAGGCGGGACTGATTTTCAGTCGCGGCTTGTTGTCAGAAGTAGCGGCTCGTCGTGACTCGTCGCACCTCAGAGCGCTTCGATCCCGCGAGTCTCGTAAACCGATCCCGTCTCTGGCTCCTTCAGCAAAAGCCGGTTCAGACCCATCAGCACAGCTGTCATGCCATCAATCCTGGCGCTGGATTTTGCTTTGTCGGGCATCATGTTCCCGGACGGACCTTTTCGAACAACGACGTTGCGGGCGTTCCAACGCAGAATCGGATGGCCGCCATGCCGGAAGAGTTTTCCCTGCAGGCGTCGTTCCATCTCCGTACACGGCATCGTAAATGTCCGGTATGTCTGCGGAAGCTCGATCACGCTCACGGCGTCTTTTTCGCGATCACGCAGACGAAGCGCCAGGTCTGTTGCGAACATTGGATCATATCCGAGTTCCTCGAGCGCGAATCGCTTCTTCATATCGACAATGTCGCTCTCGATCTCGCGAAAATCTGTGACATTGCCGTCGGTCAGTTTCAGAAATCCCTTTTCTGCCCAAAGACGATAGGGAACGCGATCGCGCTTCTCGCGTTCGTCGATTCCCTCCTCCGGGATCCAGTAACGCATGAGAATCTCGATGATTCCACGGTCTGCAGGAAAAAGAAAGGCGACTGCGGACATATCGATCGATCGCGCAAGGTCGAGAGCCGCGACGCACCGTCGACCAGCAAGCGACGCCTCGAGTATTTCGCCAGCACACCCATCCCACTGATCGAGAGAAAGCCAAGCGGTCTCGGCGTTCACGCGCACGTCAAGCTGCTTGGTCAGAAAGGTCGAAAGCTTCGAGGGCAGCATTCTCGCCTTCGCCGCCTGATCCCGCATGTAGTCGAGCGACTTTGATACTCCGAGATTCGGATTGGCCTTGAACCATGATGCTTCGGCGAATGGGTCGTCACCCTCGTCGATCGTGTAGATCATCGCGAAGAAGGTATCGTCAGCGTAAACCTGCAGGAGAACGTTCTGCGCATGCTGAACAATCTCGTCATGGATGCCGCCGCGCAGCGCACCTTCGGTCGTGATGATGAAATCGAGCGGCTGGTCGCGCGCGCCGTATGCGTCATCGATCACGTCGTGCAGATCGCGATCCTTCCATGCGTGAAACTCGTCTTTGATTCCACAGTTCGGGTTTAATCCATCGAGAGAATCGGAGTCCGAACCCAGTGGCTTGCAGATCGCGTCCTCTTCGTCGTACCGTAGCTCCTTCATTCGCTTCGCGATTAGGCCGGCAAATCCAGGTGATCGCTTGACGATCCGCGCGCAGTCGCCCCAACCAATCTTCGCCTGGTCCTCTTTTGTTGCGAGAAAGTAGACCTCGGCCCCTGCTTCTTTGGAAAATCGGCCATCCGGCTGCAGATTTCCACCTGCGATGAACATGTTGAGGGCCACGGCCGCGGCCTTGTAAGTCTTCCCGTTTTTTCTCGGCACCATCTCGAACGCTGATCGGAACCGTCTACGTCCAGTCTCTCGCCATTTCCATCCGAACAGGCTCGCGATCGAGAACTGTTGCCAAAGAGCGGGCTCAAACGGCTTGCCCTTGAATGCCCCCTTGTAGTGCCTGAGCTTTCCGCAGAATTCTATCCGACGCCAAGCCTCTGCTGTGTCGAAAACGAATCGCGGATCCTGAAGGTCTCGTAGGTGACGTTCGCATGCGAGTTTCACCCACCTGCAGGCGACAATTCGACCGCTGGTGACGGCCCGCGCATACTCAGACGCAGGGTCTGGAATTGCTGTTGGCTTTCGCATCAGACAAAAGCGTCGAGTTCGCCTGAGCCTTTTTTCCCTTTACCGGTCATTCGAAGACGATCCACCGGCGAGAATCCGAGCTTGGCAGATGCTTGCTGAAGGCGCTTGTGCGCGGACGCCAAAGCGATGCTCTTCGGATTGAGATACGCTGTTCCCTTCGAGCTCTTAACCGTGTCTCCCTCGCGGCGAACGGCCTTCGTGAGACGGCAAACGTCCGAATAGGCCTGCGCGTAGGTTGCGAGAACAGCGAGATCGACCTGTTGGATGTGATCGGGGATCGAAGCGAGTTCTGTGACCGCTCGTTCGTACTCTGCTTTCGCAGTAGCATCCAGCCACGCCGGCGCCGGCGGAGCTCCGGCCGTGAATTTCAAACCTGCAGCAGATTTTCCGATTGGTCCTCGCGCGCCCATGGGGTGTCCCTATCAAAACTCAGCGAGTTGCCGCGAAATTTGCCCTGTCGGTGGGAAGGGAAAGACTTGAAAAGGTCGACCCACCCCCCGGGCTCATCATTTTTTCTGCCCCCGCGCCCCCACTCGATAGGGGAGGGGACTTTTTACATTCGAACAGCGCTGCCGTCGCCTTTCCTGCGCGCTCCATCCGCTCGACGGTCGCGTGACAACCGGTGCATAGCGGCCGACAGTTCTCCTCCTCGAGCCCGAGATCAGGACGCTCTACCAGCGGTAGCACGTGATGCACCTGTGCAACAGCAGCAAGCATGTTGGCATGATCGCCAAACGGATCGCAGCAAAGCGGATGACGCTGTTTGAACCACTCGCGAAACCTCTGCCATCTCGTGCTGTCGCGGAATCGCTTGGCCTCGGCAAGGCGTGGATCGGTCTTGCGCGTGGTGTGGTCGTACACGGTCTTGGCTGTCTCCCGCTGGTGCGCTTGGCAGTAGCCCGGATTCGGCAGCAACGCCGAGCAGCCAGGATGACGACATGGAATGAGCGGTCGGTTAGGCATCGGGATTTTTACAAAGTGTCCCGAAACTCCATGGACGGTCGTGTCCCGCAAATCCCCATCTGTCCCGAAACCCCTATGTTAATAGGGGTTTCGGGACGGGGTTTCGGGACACCCGTCCCGAAATAGTTTCGGGACACTTTCGGGACACTTTCGGGACATGTAGAATCAGGCTGCATTTTTAACGGGTTTGGCGCTGCGGTAGTACTGAGGCAGAGCGGGATTGGACGCGTCCTTGATGATGAGACCGTGGGCCAAAGCCTCTTCGATCAGCGTCGAGAACGCATTTCGTCCGATGGGTTTGATGTTCTCGGCCAGCCTATGCAGAACGCGGAATCCGCGAGCCTGCTTTAGATTGGCCGGGAAAACGTCCGCAAAATCGGCGAACGTGTGTTGTTTTGGGCGCCCCGCTGAGGCTCTTCCGGTGGGCCTGGCCTCTTCCGTTGAACCTTCGCGGAACTCCCAAAAAATGACTGGCATAGGGCGTTTGCGCCCTGGGATCTCGAGATGCGTTGTTGCATGCTTGAGAGGAATCGTCGTCGTCACCTCGAGGCGTGAGCCCGCACCCTGCTCGACCTCTTTGACGACGCCTGCACGTCGACCGCGCTTTGCCAGGATGAGATTGAATTCCCCCTCGGTCTGAGTCGCACGGAGCGAAAGAACTGCTCGAGCCCAATTCGTGAGGTCCGCGGAACCCGCCATGTCATACATCACCTCATTCCACTTGCGGTCCCGATTGTCCTTCGCAGTCGGCGGCTTCGACGTGTGATGGACGACGATGTATCCGAACCTCGCCGGCTCGTTCAGGCCGTTCAGGCCTTCACGAAGAAAGTGGCCGGCGTCGTGCGCGTCGTTGATGTCACCGTCGATGAATGCCAGCAACGGATTGATCCAAACGAGGTCTGGCTTGTGCTGATCGATCCAACGCTTCAGTGCGTGGATGAAGCTTCCGCCGCGGTGGACGCGATCGGTGACGACCGTCACGGCCGCGGCGGCCTGCCTCTTCTGATCGTCGTTCAGGCTCATGCCTGCGCAAATGGAGGTCCATACCTCGCCGATATCTCCGTCCGAGTCTTCGGCTTGGACAATCAGACTGCGAATCGGTCCGTTGGGCTGAATTCCAAAGAACGCTTTGCCGAGCGACCATGTGACTGCAGCCTGAATCGACATAGCGCTTTTCCCCATGCCTGAGCTCGAGACGAGGACCGCGCCGTCCCCTCTGTTGAGATAACGGTTTCCGAGCAGTACGCTGGTATCGTTGTCCGGTGGAATCTGAAAGGAGGCGATGCTGCGCGGCTTGATCGGAGGATCGATATGCCCGACTCGATCCACGTCGTCGCGAAGCTCCTGAATCAGCGGCGCCGAGTCGTTTGATAGATCGACCGATTTCTCGATCGTGATTTGAGCCAAGCGAATGAGATCCCGCCGCATCTGCAGGTCTCGTACTTTCTCGATGAAGAAGCCGGCTTGCGCGGTAGTTGGAATGCGGCTGCTGACCTGCGTCAGGAACGCGTAGCCGCCGATTTGATCCAGCTGTTTCGTCGCCTTGAGCTCCTCAGCGAGCACTGCTAAATCGAGCGGGAGCGTCTTCGCCCACATTTCGAGCAATCGCTCGAAGATGATGCCGTGCGCCGCGAGATAGAACGACGCCGGGGTCAGTCCAGCTGAACGGCAGCGCGGAATGACATCCACGCCGTCCAAAAGACAGCAAGAAAGCAGGTGCTCCTCTGCCTCCTGGCTATGCGGCGGGACGGTCGACAGTCTGGCGGAATGGCTGGACATTAAACGGTTTCCAATTGTTTGCCGCGATGCGCCCAATGAGCGCACCGCAGTGCTTGAAAGTGTAACGGGCTGCGTCCTTGTAGCCGAATCGCTTCAGCTGCCGGACTTGCTTCAAAGTGCCGAGGCCGAGCTGCATGCGCTCGTCCATCTTCTCGATGATGTGCTGCGCGTGGCCGTAGCAGGTCACGAGATCCAGATTGATGCCGCCTTTCTCGAGGCGGCGCTTCTGGTATTCGGTTACTGGTTGGTTTTCCCAGTCAGAAGTAGCCGAGTAATCGGCTGTGTCGAGATCATCGAGCAAAGTTCCGAGATCGAGCGGATCGATCAGCTGCGATTTCCTTCGGGCGACATCGCGCAGCCGCTTCTCAAGCGCGCGCAGCACGTCCTGCTCGACGCCCTCCATCGCCTCGATCAGGTCGCCATCACCCTTCTCGATCATCTTCGCTGCGATCTCTTCATTTTTGGCGATCAGGTGCGCCGGCTTGATCAGCAGGTGCCTGGTCGAGTGCCAGAGAAAATCGAGGATCAGAAGATTTTTCTTTCCCGGAAAAAGACGCGTGCCGCGTCCGACGGCCTGAGCATAGAGAGCTCGGACCTTTGTCGCGCGAAGCACGCAGACGGCGTCGATTGACGGGCAGTCATATCCCTCGGTAAGCAGCATCGCGTTGCAGATGGCCGTCCCCGCGCCGGCCTTCTCGTACCATTCGAGCTTCTGTTTCCTGTCCTCGGAGATTCCTGCCACCCAGTCGGCTGACCAACCGGCGGCTTTCATTGCTTCGGCCATCTGCTGACAGGTCTCGACGGTCGGCATGAAGACGATGAGCTTCCGATCCTTCGCCTCCTCCCACAGCTGACGCGAGATCTGCGGCAGAAGCGGAGTGATCAGACTGCCAACCTGATCGTCGGCGAAATCCCCCGTCCTGACCTCGACGTTATCGAGATCGATGCGCAGCGGGATCGTCTTGACCGTCGGCCGCGCGAGATGATTTTCGCGCACGGCGTCGATCAGCGAATACTCGTAGGCAACTCGCTGGTAAAAAGTGCCGAGATTCTTTTTGTCCCCGCGGTCGGGTGTCGCGGTTACGCCGAGCTTTCGCTTCGTGAAATAACGGAGGACCTTCTGATAGCTCTCAGCGAGTGTGCGGTGAGCTTCGTCGATGATGATCAGGTCGAAATGATCGGCCGGCCACTGCTGAAGGCGTGCCGTTCGGCAAAGCGTCTGAACGGATGCGACGACGACCTCGGACTCGAGGCTCGCGTGCGACTCGGCTTTTTCGAGCTCCGCGGCGAGACCGTTCACGGCCTTCAGTTTGTCGCGCGCCTGTTCGAGCAACTCCTCGCGGTGAGCCAGCACGAGCACCTTGTGACCGTTCGACACTTCCCAACCGATCTCACGCGCAAACACGATCGTCTTTCCTGTGCCGGTGGGCAGTACGAGAAGCTGCGTGAGCAGACCTTGCGTCCAGCCGTCGCGAATCGCCGCACTGGCCTTGTCCTGGTACGCACGGAATGCGATCGATGATTTCGGAACACTCGTAGTCATCGGGCATCTTTCTGCCTGTTATCGGCCTGAACGTGGTTAATTGGCATTTTTGTGCGCATTATGCCGCGGCCATCTGCCCAAATTTCATCTCGAGGCTATTCGCCTCGACCAGCGCGCGTGCCATTGGTGGGCAGACGCTGTTTCCGCACATCCGGACCTGCTTCGTACCAGTCAGAGGTGCCTCGTACACGTTGCCGGTCGCCTGGTTCTCGTAGAGGCCGCGGTCGATGATGTAGGTCGACGGGAAGCCTTGCGCGAGGAAGAGCTCACGCGGCTTCAGCATCCGCATGCCGATGTCGACGATGATGTATTCGCCAACCATCGCGAATTCGCCGTCAATCTTGACACCGTGCGCACGGAGGAAATCAGCGACCATGCGAGCGCCGGCAATCTGCTCCGGCGTCAAAGGCATTGTCACACCGTCGGTCTGTGCCAGGCCGAAGCGATCCTTCGTCGTGACGGTGTGGGCGGGTTCATCGAGACGAGGATCCTGCTCCGTGCCATAGTATTTCACGACGGCCGCGGACACGAGCTGCTGCTGACTGCACTTGCCGGTCAGCGTGCTGCAGGGCTTCTCGACGGGATGGCCGACTGTTTGATGTCCAGTCTCACCTCCGTTGTGCTGAGCGAGGTAGGCCGCTACACGTTCGCGAGCGTGGCTACCCCGGCCGTAGAGCTTGTTGTACTCTGCCCTCGTTCCGCCGTAGCTCCTGGTCTTCGCGTACCACTCCTTGAAGCTCGGAATTACGGGGACTCCAGCCGCCTCCTCAGATCGCTGTTTCTTCCATCCTGCGCGAATGTACTCTTCGAGCTCCTTTTTGCCCTTGCGGGTATTGTAATAGGCGGGTGCCGCTTTGGCTGTGCGAACGAGTTTCGACTCCACGACACCGTGATGCGTGCCACCAGCGCTGACAGTGTGACCAGGTTCGTCGATCGGATGGCCGACATTATCGCCGCGCATCTTCACAACGCTGGCCGCCACCATGCCGATTGGCGCCGCGCCGCCGGGCCGGTTGATGAAACTATTTGCCGTCACGGTCGGGCCAGGCTGATCCACGGGAGATCCGACGCTGCCAGTATTGAACTTCGTGAGGTGGACCGCGGCGACTGCAGTGTGATTCTCGGTCGTCAGCGTGTGCGCCGGTTGCTTCGCGCTGCGGGGCTTGCCTTGATAAGCGGGACCGCCAGCACCCACGAGCACCGGAGCGATGAGTGCCTGGTCTCTCGAGGACGTAGCCGTTGCGGCAGGCTCCGTCAGAGGTCTCGATCCACGGCCGCGGCGTTTCTTGCCCGTCTTGTCGGCCTCGCCGTGCGCGGTGTGCACCAGGAGAGGAGTGACGAGACAGGTGTCGGGTTTTGCTGTCGTTGTGGCGCCCGGTTCATCAGCCGAGCGAGGCCGGGACTGAGCTGCACGGCCACCGCATCCGACCAGCACTGGCGACACGAGCGTCGCACCGTTGCCAGTCGGGACAACGGTCGGAGCGGGTTCCTTGACGGAACGGCTGCGCGGTTCCTGGCCTTTACGCTCGCCATACCGCGGCACGAGGACCGGAGCCACGGCGGCGAAATGTCCACCTTTCACCTCGGCGCACTGGGTACGAAGGGGCTCATCCACCGGGAAGTTTCGCTGGACTGATGCGTTCGAGTGTTCAGTCAGAAACGGAGCGCTCCTGATTGGATCGCCATGCGTGAAACCTGCATATCCCGCGCACTTCGGGCAGGCTGTTTTCAGCGTGGCCTCGAATGTGTTACCGCAGTTGCAGGTCGTTCTCCAGATGTCGCTATCGGCATCAGGTCCGGAAGAGACCAGACTCGCTTCCACAACGGAATGATGACCACCAGTCGCGATCGTGTGGCCCGGCTCCGTCACCGGGCCTCCGGGATGACCCGTGGTGTGAACGGCCATAACTGGCGCGACCAGACCCTTCTCGCCGCGGTTGGCCCCTGTCAGTGTCTTGATGGGGTTGTCGATGGAATCGACGCCTTGGTTTCCCTCGTGGGTAAACTCGATAATGAAAGGCTTCTTGGTCTTCAGGACGTAGCGGTCGACGCCCTTAGCGACCCGCGCCATCGTGGAGTCGGCCAGAGGGCGATTGCAGTTCTCCTGCCGGCCAGCCTCCCGCGTTAGGAAGATCGACGGGCACCGATGCCGAAAGTTGATGCACTCCGCCATCGTGCGATACGGCTTCAGCTTTCGCACGCGAACGTGGCCATGCTTCACGCGGCCAATCGGGCGATGGGTAGGCTCCGGCCACACGATCGCCTTTCCGTCCCGGCGGGCGATCAGGAAGAAGCGTTTGCGGATCGTCGGCGTGCCGTAATCGCAGGCGCGGAGTTCCTTCCACTCGACGTGGTAGCCGCGGCGACGCAAGGCACCAATGAAGCAGGAGAAGAACCATCCCGCTCGCCACTCGCTCGGGGAGCCATCGGGCATCAGCGGGCACCAGGTCTGAAACTCCTCGACGTTCTCGAGGAAGATCACTCGCGGACGGACCTTGTTGACCCAATGGATGACCGACCAAGCCAAGCCGCGAATCTTCTTAGACTTCGGTTTGCCGCCCTTCGCCTTGCTGAAGTGCTTGCAGTCGGGACTGAACCAGACGCCACCGACAGGCCGGCAATCGTAGACTCGAGCCATCGAATACTCCCGGAAGATCTGGAAGATTGCGTCATGCGGCAGGTCGACCAGCTCCTCGGGCCGGAGCAGGCGGTTCCCGTTTGATCTGGCGAATCCGTGAGCATCGACCTGCCAGCGCGAGCGCGTGTAACGTTCCTTCGACTTTACGACCGGCTCGTCCGCGTAGCTCCGACTATTGTCAGTCGGCGGCTTCCGGAACAGCAGCAGATACTCCGGCATGCCCACCCCCATCTTCGAACCGTCCTTACACTGCTCGGTCCATCCGAGGCGATAGGTCTGGTTGTTCTCGCGAACCACGTCGGTCACGATCGTCTTCATCCCGAGGTAGCCGAATCCGTGGCGGGTGTAGTGATCGATGCAGCGCGCGTGAAACGGGTAGACGGTCTGGAAGCCGAGCCCGGTCATTCCGCCAGGCACGATCCTGTCTTTCACGTGCACGGCCGCGACACGGCCGGGCTTGAGCGCCCGGAGTAGTTCGGGCGTCAAAAAGTCCATCTGTTTGAAGAACTCTGCGTTTCCGTCCGAGTGCCCAAAGTCCGCATAATTCGGCGAGTACTCGTACTGCGTTGCGAATGGGATCGAGGTGAGGACTAAGCCGACCGAGTTCGATTCGATGCGCCGCGTCTCCTCAACGCAGTCGTTGTTGACAAGACGATATCCATCGCCGGCGATCTCGACGCGCTCGACTCCGAGCTTGCGGGTAAGCGAGTGAGCCATCGACGCGTGCGAGAGGCCGTACTCCCGGATGATCGCCGTCATATGCGCGACCATCTGATTGTGCTGCGACCATTTCCGCTCGAGCTGCTTCCGGACCTCTCGCTCGGCCTCCGTAAAGATCAGGTCGATTCGGACGGGTCGCACCTGCAGGAATCGCTGGATGCGATGGATCGCCTGGATGAAATCGTTGAACTTGAAACCGATCCCGAGGAAGATCGCCCACGCGCAATGACGCTGGAAGTTACAGCCTGATCCGGCGATGACGGGTTTGGCAGCCAACTCCTGAAATTTGCCGTTTGAGAAGTCGATGATCGCCTGCTCGCGCACCTCGAGGTCCTGTGTTCCGTAGATCGTGATGGCCGACGGGATCGCCTGCTCGATCGCTTCGCGTTCAGCTTCAAGGTCGTGCCAAATAAGCCGGTGTGCGGCCGGGTCCTCGGCGCGGAGCTCCATTAGCTTCGCGATCCGAGCTGGCAGACTGATCCGCTTCTCGGCCGCCGCGTCCTGCACGCCGATTGCGGCGTCCCTGAACATCCGCGACTGACCTGAGCGATCGACGCCGGCTTCGCTATGATCGGTCGGCACTTCGTGCCAGTTGACCGTCATCTTGGGCAGCGAGTAGCCGTCGTCAGAGAAGCCGAGGTCGGACGGCTTCTGGACGAAGATCGCCCACGAAGCGACCCACAGCCAGAACTCGCGTTCTTTGTGCGGGTGAATCGTCAGGTGATCAGCCTTAGTCGAGTCTCGCTTGAAAAAGCGCGTCTTCGCCTGGCTGACATCCATAATTCCGAGGAACTCGGCATAGGCTAAAAGCTCGATGAACTCATTGGGCGAAGGTGTGGCGGTCGCGACATAACGGTACGGCACGCGCTTGCCGTCCTGCCGATGAATGCCCGTCGGCCCACCGTCGCCCGTACAAAGCCGCATGAACTCCCGAAAGGTCTTGCTCGCTCCAAATCCGCGGAGGATCGATGCCTCATCCAAGACGACGACACTGAAAGCTGCAGGGTCGAGCTTCCCGTCGCGGACGGTTTCGTAGTTCGTGAGATAGATGCCCGTCTCGTCCGCTTCCTCGATCGTGCGGATGAACTTAGGGGCGTCGGTCCAACCGAGGACCTCGACGGCGTCGCGCCGGAACTCCTGACGAACACCAAGCGGGATGATGATCAGCGCCCGGCCGCCCGAGCGCGTGAGAGTTACGCGAGCCGCCTCGAGCTCGATAACGGTTTTACCCAAGCCGAAGGCAGCGAAACACCCTCGACGGCCGCCAGCGACCATCCAACGGACAATGGCGCGCTGATGATCCTTGAGCTTCGGGTTGAGATCCGAGTCTTCGACCGCGAACCCCCACGACTCGGCGAGCTTCACCTTGGATTTCAGGAAGTCTGTGTAGGCCTCGGCGCTCATCGGGTGGCCTCCTCGTAGAGATTCGCGACTTCCTGGCCCCATGTCGTCCATCTGCGAAAATAGGAAGCGCCGTAGTGCCAGCAGGTCGCCAGTCGTTCTGCAGTCACGTTGATACCGTGTCGGATCAGAACAGCGGCGAGCCAGTTCAGGTGCGAAAGCGCGACGGCTCGTGCCTTTGACTCGTTCCGAGCTTCGGAAAACGGCTCGCTGCTGTGCATCTTCCAGACTTCCTCGGTGATCTGATACCGACTGAGCTCACCGCGAGGACCTGGCTGACCGTCCCATTTCTGGCCGGTCTCCTTCATAGCCAAGGCCTCGAGGAGTGGCGCCGGATGGACGCCAACGGGGAGCGCGACCACTGGATTGACCAGCGCGAGCGAGAAGAGGAACACCGGCATCATGCCGCAGCCTCCTCTTGCGTTAGCTCGCGAATAACGACCGTGCAGCCTGGCGTTGGACCGTAGATCTTCCGGATCGGGCCGGAGCAGACCTGCGAGTCATCGATCCAGAAGCCGCCCATCTGCGTCAAGGCGTCGAGCAATGCTTTTTCCAGATTGTCGCGATCCGGTTTCTCGGTGTGCCATAGCGGAGCGTCATCGCGCAGGCCTTTGGCGGGGTTGTTCGATCGGAAGTGCTTCTTCGGCCGCGAGAAAACGTATGTCGAAGACACAAAAACCGGGCCAGCGATCGGCAACGCGGGCTTGCACGGTGTTGCAGCTAGTACGATCTGCGATTTCCAGTTTTCGGCCGTGCCAGCCTCATAGACGCGAGCGACGAACTTGTTACCCATCCGGCGGGCGAACGCCCGCGGCCGCGGCTGTGCCTTTGGCTCGCCGGGAGCGAAAAAGGAGATGCTCATGCAGCCTCCTTCCGTCGCTGTCCAACCAGGTCGAAGAACAAGTGCAGGAATCGCTCGCGCGCTACGCGCGGTGACATTGGAGTGATCGTCATCGCCGCTGGCGGGATATTGACACCCCACTGCGCCGGCGTGGGCCCGAGCAGATCACGAGCCTCGGTCATCAGCGCGATATTGTCGGCCTGCTTGATTGCGGGATTTTCGAAACTCACCCCGTATTTCGCCTCGATCACCTTCGCCAGCCGCTCCTCAATGGCTTTGTATTCTGGCAAGGCGATTTTCAGCGGCCGCGGAACGTCGACCAGGTACGCTTCGGTCGCATCGTGGAGTAGGCCGGCCAGCTGCAGCTCAGACGGAAGCAGGGAGGCGACGATGATCGAATGCTGCGCGACGGAGTAGAACTCTTTCACGTGGCCGCCAAACCGGCAGAGGTTTGAGAGCGCGTGGGCGATGTCCTGAATGCAGATCGCGTCTGCATCGGGCTTGAGCGGAAAGAACTGTTTGCCCGAGTTCGTCTGGCTCCAATCGTTTCGGGCGACCTCGCGGATGACTGGTTTTCCCCAGTAGACCTCGGCCAGCTGTGAAACGAGGCTGAGCAGATTCTCGACCGCGCGATTGTTGACAATGGTGTAGGAGACGCGGTCGAGCGGAATGCCGGCCTCGCTCGCATGCTCTCCGCCTGTAAGACCGGGACGCTCGATGTGAATGATCACGCCGCCGAGGTCGCGGATCAGTTCGACCTCATTGGCAAATCGAACGTCGTCGATGACGACCAGCTTGCCGGCGTCCTTGGCAGCGCAAACGCGCGCCGCCAGGAGATTGAGCCAAAGCCGCTGATCGATCATTTCGCGCCCCCACTGCGTTCCGAGGGTCTGCATCGCGAACCTCGGCGTGTTTCCGCCGAGAACGGGATGCGGAGTTTCCTTTCCTGTGCTGAGGTCTGATCCCGTCAGACCGAGGACGCCGAGCATTTCACGGATCGGCTGGGCGAAAGATATGCGCTCAGCTCCGTACAGCTCGACCAGGTGATTGGCGGCGGAACTCTTGCCGGAGGTTTTGAAACCCGAGAAGGCGATTAGGTTCATGCGGCCATCGCCTCCCTCGGCAGATCGTAAACGTAGACCGCAACATCGGAGGCGCAGAGCGTCTCCTGGATCAGGAGTTCGATCACCTCCCAATCGCCGCCGGCGAGTCCTGCTCCCATCCTCGGCATGTGAACCGATGAACAGTCGCAACAGGCCTTGTGTGCGATCTCGGCAAGGCCTGCGCCCAAGGCGTGATACCGGATTGGCGGGAGTCCGTATGAACGGCCACCGAGACCGGTCTGGCCGATGATATTCGCGACACTGAGACCGCGCTCAACCTCGACGAATTGAACGGCGCCAAGCGGGAGCGTTACAACCTTCCCCATCTTGTTGAACCATTCGCGATATTGATGCTCGGGCTCGCGCCATCGGCGCGAAATGGCGAGCACAAAGCCAGCCCCCCACGCGCCGATGTCGTTACAGCAGTGCGCGATAATCTTGCGCCCTTTCCCGATCGGGTGGGTTGCGTCGCCGATGACGTATTGGATCGGTGTCATGCGACGGCCACCTCCATGCCGAGCTTCTTGAGCTCACCCTCGTAGAGCTTTGCCAGCCGCCTCGAGAGCGTGCACTTGCTGATCGGCGGGCTCTTTGGGAGTTCGTCGCCCAACCACCGTTGCTCAGGGTGGAAGTTGGCCCGAACCTCGAGGATCTGGTATTCCTCTGGCTGGGCGCCGAGGTAAAGCTGCTGCCGAGCATGAAAGTCCAGCAACGCGTCACTCAGGTTGCCCGTTTGGGTACTGTGCTTCCCGTCTTCGCCGCGCAGGCGATAGGTGAAGGTCCACGTCGGGACAAAGCGTTTTTCTTTGTCCATGTCAGCCTTTCACGGCCGCGGCGGCCAGATCGATCTGGTTGGAGAACTTGTCGCATTCGTGAAGGACCTTGCCCTTGCGGAATGCAACCTTGTGCGGATAGCTCGCGGCCGGCCAGGCGTACAGGTCCTTGACTGCGATTTCGATCGCGACGTAACGGTCCCCGCTCTTGCTGCGGAATTCGTCGCAGAAGAATGGACGGGAGCAGGCATGATACTTGCCCTCGCCGCACTCTTCCGAGGTCGGATTCCACGCGTGATGCTCGACGGTCGACCCGACGATCCACTGCGTCTCGTTGGGCATGCCTTCCTGCGTCTTGAAGTCGGAAGAAACGCGCTTGAAGAGGACGACCTTTCCTTTGCTGGCCTGCACGCCCTCATCTTCGAGCCAGCCTGCAGTTCCCGGCTTCCGCTTCGGAGTCACCGTCCTGCAGTTCTTGCCCACTTTCTTTACGCTCTTCGCTTTCGCCAGGAGCCACGCTACCACAAAGCCCCCAATTTCGAGGGTAGTGAACGGGCTTTGGTTGTGCACGGCACTGCTGTCCCACGCTACGACGTGGCTGCTGTCCCGCGCTACGACGTGGCTGCTGTCCCGCGCTACGACGTGGCTGCTGTCCCACGCTACGACGTGGCTGCTGTCCCGCGCTACGACGTGGCTGCTGTCCCGCGCTACGACGTGGCTGCTGCCCCACGCTTCGACGTGGCTGCTGTCCCGCGCTACGACGTGGCTGCTGCCCCTATCCTTCTTAATATAAATCCACGACT